CGCAAAGTGAATGAGCAGATGGTCGAGGGAGAGCCCGGCGCGCTCAGGTCTTGATCTTCTCAATCAGGGTCACGCCCGGTAGACCCTCGAAATGCGTGTCGCAGGTCAGCAGCGTCGCTTCTTGCGCCTGCGCCGTGGCGAAGATGATGGCATCGGCGGTGGCAAGCTTGTGGGTGCGACAGGCCTCGGCGGACGCAAGCGCGATTTCTGTATCGAGCGGGATGATCTGGCAGACTTGCGTAAAGGCGATCACCTGATCAGACTTATCCTCCGTCACCTCACGGGTGAGCCATTTTGCCAGCTCAAGCTGCACCATGGTGGGCACCAGCCAGTCAGACTGATCGGGCAGATGCTCGGCGAGCGTGTTCCCGGTGGGTGAGCCGATCAGCCATTCGATCCACGCGGATGTGTCGACGAGGACCTTCAAAATCGATCAGCGCGGTCACGGAAGTCGGTAGCTGATGCGCCTTTAGCAAGGCCCTTCAGCGCTTCGCGCTGCGGAACGGGCACCAAGAGAACGCCTGTTCCTTTGGGGATGAACGCGAAGGTCAGCCCGGCTTCCCAGTGCTGCGCGGCTCGGATCGCCTTGGGGATCGAGATCTGGAACTTCGAGGAGAGGGTCGCGGTCTCAGACATCATCATACCTTTCGTTAATCGATGCGACAAACGTAAGACATCTGCGTCAGAAATTCAAGGATCCTGTTCCATGGCCGAGAAACGAGTATCCGTCCGCCTCGTCGCCGAGGGCGGCCGCCAAGTGCGCGCCGAACTGGAGGGCGTGGGCGAGGCAGGCGCGCGCGGCTTCGGGCGACTGTCGCGCGAGATGGACCTCGCGAACGCGCGCGTTGCAGCCTTCGCCGGTCGTGCGACCCTTGCTGCGGCTGCGGCCATCGCGGCACTGGCCGCAGCGGGTGCTGCAATGGTCGGTTCCGGCCTGCAGACGGTGGATGCGCAGGCAAAACTGGCACAGTCACTGGGCACGACAGTCGCTTCGATCCAGACGCTGGAGCGCGCGGGTGAACTGGCCGGTGTGTCGATGTCCGGGATCGAGCAAGCGACCAAGGATCTGACGCGGCGGCTGAGCCAGGCGGCCGCCGGGACCGGCCCGGCCGCCGATGCGCTGGACCGGCTGGGCTTGTCGGCCGCCGACCTGATTGCCCTGCCGCTGGACCAGCGTGTCGGGGCGATCAACGCAGCCATCGAAGCATTCGTACCCGCCGCCGAGCGCGCCGCCGTTGCGGGGCAGCTTTTCGGCGAGGAAGGCTCCATCGCCATGTCGCGCATCGACACCGCAACGCTGCGGCAGGCGACAGAGGATGTACTTGCATTTGGCGTTGTCGTCTCGGAGCAGGACGCCGATCAGATTGAGCGCACCAATGATGCCCTCTCACGTTTGGGCTTGATCTGGCGCGGCGTGTCGAACCAGCTGGCGGTCGCGGCGGCTCCGGCCTTGGAAGCAGTCGCAAATGCGCTGGCAGCAATGGCCCGCACAACCGGCTCGGTCGGCATCGCAATCACTGCACTCTTCGACAACATCGGGCGCCTGACCACCTACGCCGCAACCTTTGCGGGCATCATGGCAGGGCGCTGGGTGGCGGGGATGGCAGCTGCTGCCCTCTCGGTACGCGGGCTCGTGACAGCCCTCGTCTTCCTGCGTGGCGCTCTGATTCGCACCGGCATTGGCGCGCTGATCGTCGGTGCAGGCGAGTTGGTCTATCAGTTCACCCGGCTTATGGCCGGTGCCGGTGGCTTTGGTAACGCGATGGGTTTGCTCTCCGACCTCGCCTCCGAGGTGTGGAGCCGCATCGGCCTGGCGCTTGATGCAGCACTGGCGCGGATGGCCGCAGGTTGGGAGGGGATGAAGGCCACCGCACTGACTGCGCTCGATGGTGCCATCAGCGGTGTGTTCAGCTTTGGCGACCGGTCGGTTGCGGTTTTCCAGGGCGCGTTCGATGCAATGAAGGCGATCTGGGGGCAGCTCCCCGGTGCCATCGGCGACTTCGCGTTTCAGGCGGCGAACGGGTTGATCAGCGGTGTGGAGTCGATGCTGAACGGGGTCGTCACCCGGATCAACGGATTTATCACGACGCTCAACGCCGCACTGGACCTGCTCCCCGAATGGGCCACCGGCGAAGGCGGGGTTCGGATCGGCACCCTCGATCCGGTGACGCTCGGCGGCATCGCTAACCCCTTTGCGGGTGCGGCCGAAGCAGCCGGTGCTGCGGCAGCCGACGCATTCTCGGCAGCACTGGGGCGAACTTACGTCGATGCGCCTGATCTGGGCCTTGGGGCGGCGGCCGACGATGCCAGCGCCCGGGCCAACGGCTACCGCGAGGCAGCAGGCATGCTGGCCGATGCGGCTGGTCGCCCGTTGGCAAGTTGGGAGGCGCTGCGCGACGCGATGACCAACGCTGGGACCGAGGCCGAAACAGCCCTTGCAGATGCTGCTACATCGGCAGACGCACTCGGCGTCGAACTTGATGACACTGCCGCCGCTGCCGGTAGTGCAGGTGCTGCTGCGCGCGCAGCCGGGGCAGCAGCCGCCGAGGGTGCGGACCAAGCTGCCACTGGCTGGGGCGCGGTTACGGCTGCTCTTGCTGAATATGCAGCCAAGGCCCGCGATATCGGTGGCGATATCGGCCAGACGTTGGTCGGGGCGTTCCAGAGCGCGGAAAACGCCGTGGGCGACTTCGTCAAGACCGGCAAGCTGGACTTCAGCGGCCTCGTCACTTCGATGATTGCCGATTTGGCCAAACTTGCTGCGCGGCGCTTTATTCTCGGCCCCATCGCCGATGCCTTGTCGGGCGCGTTTGGCGGTGCAGGTGGATTGTTCGCGAACATCCTGCATTCTGGCGGTACAGTTGGCGTCGCGGGTAGCAGCCGGATGGTGCCTGCCATGGCCTTCGCGGGAGCCCCGCGCATGCATTCGGGCGGTTGGGCCGGGCTGAAACCTGACGAGGTGCCCGCAATCTTGCAACGCGGCGAGCGGGTTCTGTCGCGCAGGGAAGCGGCTGGCTATGGCCAAGGGCAATCCTCCGCCCCGACGGTCAACGTCACGATCATGTCCCGCGATGCCGAAAGCTTTCGGCAATCCCGCACACAGGTGGCAGCTGATATCGCTCGCGCCGTATCTCTCGGTCGGAGGGGCATGTGATGGCGTTTCATGAAGTGCGCTTCCCCGACAACATCAGCCGGGGTGCGCGCGGCGGGCCAGAGCGACGCACCCAGATCGTTGAACTGGCCTCTGGAGACGAGGAGCGGAACGCTAGCTGGGCCAACTCGCGGCGGCGGTTTGACGTGGCCTACGGCATTCGCCGCGCAGATGATCTGGCAGCGGTCGTCGCCTTCTTCGAAGCCCGCAACGCTCGTCTGCATGGCTTCCGTTATAAGGACTGGGCCGATTACAAATCCTGCCTGCCGTCGCAGGCGGTCGCTCCCACCGACCAGCCCATTGGCACCGGCAATGGTGCCGTCACCACCTTCGCACTCCTGAAACGCTATACCTCCGGCGCACAGAGCTGGACCCGCGCGATTGCCAAACCCGTCGCGGGCACAATCCGGGTGGCTTTGAATGGGGTCGAGCAGATGACAGGTTGGAGCGTCGACACAACGACCGGCAGGGTCACGTTCAATGCCGCTCCCGGTGCGGGCGTCGCAATCACCGCAGGCTTCGAGTTTGATGTCCCTGTCCGCTTCGACACCGACACGCTCGACGTCACCCTCGACATTGAACGGCTGGGCTCGATTACCTCCATCCCGCTGCTGGAGATCCGCAGATGAAATTCCTCTCTCCAGCGCTGCAGGCCCATCTGGACGATGGCACCACTACGTTGTCATGGTGCTGGCGGATTTCGCGGACGGATGGCATGGCGCTGGGTTTCACCGATCATGACTGCGCCCTCAGTTTCGATGGCACTGAGTTTGAGCCCGAAAGCGGGTTTGCCGCCTCAGAAATCCGCTCGGGCTCCGATCTGGCCGTCGATGCGCAGGATGCGAGCGGAGTGCTGACCTCGGACAGGATCACGGAGACCGACATTCTCGACGGGCGCTGGGACAACGCTGCTGTGGAGTTGTGGCGCGTGAACTGGGCCGACCCGAGCCAACGGGTGCTGATGCGGCGCGGTGCTGTGGGTCAAATCCGGCGCGGCCGTATGGCCTTCGTCGCGGAGGTACGGTCGCTGGCGCATGTGCTGGGCCAGACCGTCGGGCGGACGTTTCAGGCGGGGTGCGATGCCGCGCTGGGCGATGTGCGCTGCGGGATCGATCTAGACAACGGCGCCTACAAGGGCACGGGGGTGATCACCGACCTGTTGCGCGACCGGGCGTTCATGACCTCGGGGCTGTCGGCATTCGAGGCAGGCTGGTTCGCCTCAGGCACCCTGACATGGACCAGCGGCGCCAATACAGGGCGCATCACCGAAGTGCTGGCCCACGGATTGGCCGATGCCATCGCGACCCTGACCCTGCTGGAAGCGCCGGTGCGCGCCATAGCCGAGGGAGACAGCTTCATCGCGCGGGCGGGCTGCGACAAGCGCATCGCCACCTGTGGCGCGAAGTTCGCCAATACCGCCAACTTTCGCGGGTTCCCGAACATCCCAGGGCAGGATGCAGTTCTGCGCTATGTCAGCCAAGACGGCGGCCATGATGGCGGCGTGTTGTGATGACATCAGATCCTGCCCTCGTCGTCGCCGCGGCACGCAGCTGGCTGGGCACACCCTACCACGACCAAGCCAGCCTGCGCGGCGTGGGTTGTGATTGCCTCGGGCTGGCACGCGGCGTCTGGCGAGAGGTGGTCGGCAATGAGCCTTTCACGATCCCGCCCTACAGCCGTGATTGGGGCGAGACTGGACCCCGCGAGGTGCTCGCGGACGGGGCACGACGCATGATGATCCCGGTTGCACTAACTGACATAGGTCCCGGCGCACTGGTCCTATTCCGCATGGCACCGCGCGCCATCGCCAAGCATGTCGGGATCGTGACCGCGCCTGACCGCTTCATCCACTCCTATGAACGGCTGGGCGTCGTCGAGGAAGTCCTGACCCCTGTCTGGCGGCGGCGCATTGCCTTCGCCTTCCTGTTTCCACCCTCCGGCAGCATCTGAAAGTTCTGACATGGCAGCTATTGTACTCGGCGCTGCTGGCGCTGCAATCGGTGGCTCCATCGGCGGCACCCTGCTTGGTGTCAGCGCGGTCACAATCGGGGGTTTCATCGGATCGAGCGTCGGGTCCTTGGTCGACGAGTGGATCGTCTCCTCCCTCGCGCCCGCCCAACGCATCGAAGGTGCACGGCTTGACGGGTTGCGTATCACTTCTGCGACCGAAGGGGCCGTAATCCCGCGCCTTTTTGGGCGGATGCGCGTTGGTGGTAACATCATCTGGGCCACGGATTTCCGCGAGGAGGCCCGGTCCACAACCACGACCCAAGGTGGCGGCAAGGGTGGCGGGGGCGGCGCGAAGGTCACGACGACCGAATATCTGTACTATGCCAGCTTCGCCGTCGCATTGTGCGAGGGCGAGATCACCGGCATTGGCCGTGTCTGGGCCGACGGCAAACCGATGGATATGAGCGGCGTTACCTGGCGCTGGTATCCGGGCGATGAGGCGCAGACCCCCGATC